CGATCTGGCAGCCCATATCTGAGTATCTATTCCTGTTTCTTTTTTCACTTGGTGTAGCAGTAATTCTTCTCTGGTGGTTAATTCTTTTTTTAATTGATTGGCTGCTTCTACGTCTACCCGCACCCCTAGGAAACGCATATCAACTAGACAAGGAAAAAGATCTGTCTCAAGATTAAAAATATCTTGTATATCTTCTTCGATAATTAATTTTTTTACATGTTGCCAAAGTTCAAAAGTTAGCTCTGCATCTTTTTCTGCGTATGCTCCAACTTCACTTGCAGGCAACTGCCACATGTCAGCCTTTGCATCTAAGCCTCTTTGTTTTGCAGCTTCAGTAAGTGCTTTTTCATTTTTACCTTTGTTTAAAAAATGCCAAGACAAAGTATTGAGTGTGTATGAAAATCTATTTTCGTCTAGGAGTGAACATGCAACCATCGTATCTACTACTAAACCATTGATATTTAAGCCTAAATTACGTATCCAACATACGTCGTACATTGCATTGTGAAAGATTTTTGTAGCAGGGCAACTTAAAATATCTTTAAACCATTCTAAAGTTTTATCTCGATCAGAGTTAGGACCGGTGCCATGAGCGATAGGAAAATACCAAGATCCGTTTTGAACAGCCACTGCAATTCCTACAACTTCTCCTCTTCCTACAACTGAACCTGATCCTAGTGATTTTAAATCAGTGTCTCTCGTTTCCAAGTCAATGGCAATCTCATCGTGATCACGCAGATCTGGATATTCTGTATGCATGACCCATTCTGTTTGAGCTTGCATGTAGCTTGGTAGCTTCATAATTTTTCCTTCCGTTTATTTGTCTGTCATCAGTTTGTTGAGCATATTTGTTTGCTTGTTTAAAACAATCCTGTGCTTCTCTTTTAAATCCATTATCTCTTAACCATTCTGCGTGAATGGTTAGAATTTTATTTTTGTTTTCCATCTTTCATCTTTTTTATTTCTAGTTCACAGTAGTGTTTAATTTTTTCTAAGTCTTCTATACCGTTTTTATTTTTATAACGACATACATATTTTATAACGTTCCCCTGAAAAAACGATAGATCATTTTTAGAAATAAATTCATAAGGTTGTATACGAAACTTTTTGTAATGACTCCCGCCTATCTGCCTATCTTGTGGAAATAAATCATCAAATAAATCTTTATGTGTCATAGTTTATATTCCTTTATTACTTTTTTAGCTTTTAGTTTGTATAGATTATTTCTTGCTCTCGAAATGCCCACATACCACACTCTATGCTCTTCATCCTGTTTGTCAATACTTTGTTTGATTCCTTTCTGAACTTTACTGCTTTGATGCAGAGATAGAATTACATTATCTTCTTCGCCTCCTTTTGCTGCGTGAATTGTTGAAACAAATATTCTTGCTTTACCACTTAATTTTTCTCCATCTGCTAACATATTTCTAATGTATAAAACTTCTTTGTGTGGCGCTGCAGTAAATACATCATACCATTCTTTATTTTTGTTCCATGATTTAGAATCAGGTATATAATCTCTTATGTCATTTATTTCTGATGGTTCTAATGCTTCCCCTGTTTTCCATTTTGTATATGCAACCGCAGCATTATAAATTCCAACTATAAAACTTTTACCTTTGTTACTTTGATAATATAAATTTTTACGCCTAAGTTCTTCCATAATAGTAAGTAGATTACTTTTAGTCCTTGACAAAATTAACCAATTACCTTCTTTTAAATTAACCTGGCCTAAATTATTTATGTGCTGTGCGGATCCTTCCACCGGTCTAGGTAGATATTTTTTATGTTTCCTGATGCCTGCTATACGACTAATGGGTATTTCTGATTGTTGCTGTACAGCTTTTGATATACGTCTTGAATGTTTTAAAATTATTTCTCTACCAGGTTCAGTAATAAATCGATTAACATCAGCTCCAGCCCACGCATAAATAGCTTGGTCATCATCACCAGCTAAATATAAATGATCCGTTTTAGTTTTTAATATATCAACTAACTTCCATTGTAATGGGGATAGGTCTTGTGCTTCGTCAATAAATATAGCTTTAAGTTTTGGAATCTTGTCTTGTTTTTCTATTAACGTTTTTATTAAATCATTGAAATCCATGATCTCATTTATTCTTTTGTATTCTTTTAAAGTGCTTGCTATATTTTTTAAAGAACCCCAACTAATAATTTTTCTATCATGCTCGTTTCTATTAAATAATTCTTTTACATCTATGTCTAAATTGATAGCTTTACCTATCATTTGAAAGTATGGATTATTACAAGTAAGATAATGTGTTTGTTCTTCATTGTATTTATCAGAATAGTTTACACGAATACCTAAAAGCTTCCCAATCTCTTCGTAATTATAGGGTTGCATAATTTGTTCTTCGTTCATACTCAGGAGATGAAAACAAAACGCATGGATAGTTTGGAAATATGGAACTTGTTTTTCCGATACTCCCACCCTATCACGCGCTACCCCAGAGGCTTTTTTAGTAAAAGCAAAGTATCCAATCTGGTGATATGGAGTACCAGTTCGAACATATGCTTTCACCCTTTGAAGTAATCTGTAAGTCTTACCCGTACCAGGTGGACCAAAAATTTTAGTCAGCTTTGCCATTTGCTTTTTGAAACGTGTCCACTAATTTTCCTTTATAGCCCATAGTTCCGTAGTGAGTTGTTTCTCCATCTACAATGGCATGAAATTTAAATCCAGCTTCTCTTGCTAGATCACAAAATTTTACATCTTCACCTATCCATATACCGTCTTTAAATTCTGTTTCCCAAAAATTATAAAGATACTTCGCTGCGTTTTCAGATATAGCACTGTAATTTTTTATATGTAAGTTTGGATGCTTAGCCATGAGTTGTTCGTAAACTTTTCTGTGAATCATAGTTAGACCAGCGGGTCCTCTTTTTATTTCTGTAACACCTTTACTATCTATATTTATATTTTCATGGTCTTCAAAATTTACAGAATATTTTACAGAGTTGTCTTGTGTTTTCTTTCTGTATGGACAACATATAAAATCTTTTTCAGCCACTATCATTCGTCCTACTACGTCGGGTTCAAATGCCACATCAGCATCAACAAACAACTGATAATCAAAACCCGATTCTAAAAACAATGCTGTTAATATATTTCTACCATACCCAATGTATGGACATTTAAAAGTATTAACTGTTGTTTTTATTTTTGCTTGTGTAAACTTATCAAATAATTTTAATAATGATAAACAAGTATCTACATGCATTTGATCGTACGCAGGTAATGATACACATACACTTGGTATTTTTTTCGTCATACTATCTCCTTTTTATCTTCTATTTCTACTTTTTCGTCTGGTGTTTCTTCTTTCTCTAATCCTTCTATTGGTAGTTTTAATACTCTAAGTTGTGGATAAGATTCTTTGTTATCGCCTTTAGGAAATCTTTTTTTACAATCAAAGTCTCCCTTAAAATGTTGGCGAATTAAGTGAGCTGTCCTATCTCTTTTCTGCGTCCAGTCTCCTCGTTTTAATTCTTCATAAAATTTTTGAAATATAAAATAGTAATAATCCTCTTCTATCAACACTGATCCACTTTCAAATGCAGTGTTAGTTGTTGCTTCTGGTCCGTTTACATATTCTATCAAAGCTTCTTTTAATATTTCTATAGGATTAGTTCCGATAGGTGGTGGCATATCTTTTTTAGTTGCCCACAATCCATCTAATATTTTTTGAAATTCATTTTGTTTTATCATTGGTGGAAAGATACTGGTGTTGTCTGCAACTAACTTACGCATTTGTTTTACTTCATCCATACGACTTATGTTTTTTGCATGCACTTGAACTACATCGTTGTTACCTAACTCTACATCAAAAAAATATTCTGGTTCAGGTCTGTAAGTTATTTTAATTAAGTTAGATAGTTGTGGCCAGTTTGCTTCTCGATTACTTCCTATACCAAATTTTCTTTTGATACATACACCTTTTGCACAATAAGCAGAGATAGGTAAATCATAACAGGTATGACCTGCTGTATCTTTTTTCCAGAATTTTATTTTTTCTTTTACTTTTTCATCACCCCATATCTCATCGTACTGTATAAAATCTCTAGCAGCTGCTAAAACTTTTTTATCCCAAGACTCTGGATATTTCTTTTTAGCAAACACCATGTAATTAAATAAAAATCTATCTCTTTCGTCCTTTAGTTTGGTGCCTGATTCCTGGATCTGTTTACATATAACTTGTAGACATGGTGGTCCATCTTTTAAATCATCAGGTCCACCAGTTAGTTCATCATTAACTTTAGTATTAATTAATTTTTGTAACGATTCTTTTGTTTGTAAATTTACTTTGACGACTTCTAAAAAATCTTTGTATTCAATTGCGGAGCCATCAGGTTTGAGAGCTCTACGCTCTGTTGTTTTAAAGTATGGCAAGTTTATAAAACTACCTACCGTTTTTTCTCCGTTTTGATTTTTACCTAGCTTAGTTTGTTTAGGATATATTTCTGTCTTTGATGAAAGACCAAATAAAAATAATAAATTTTGTAATACTTCTCTTACTAATGTTGCAGGTACTTTTTCTTTTGTAAACATATAAATATGAAGTCCACCACTTTTTGATTTAACGGGTATGACTGGTAGGTCTTTGTCTTGTATGACTTTTAAAAATTTACCTATGTTAAAATCAGAATAGTTATTAGGATCTACATCTATTGCTCCAAAAGAACATGTGCCTTCATCATCACAAGGTTGTAATCCTATTGATACTTTGCCATCTAAATGTTTTTGATAATCTTCGTCTGTGATTGCTCTGTGAGCCCAGCCATAATCGCCTGGGTCAATCTTTAATTTACCTGTGTTCTCATCTATGTAGCCATTCTCCACATTACAAAAACCAAAGTCTCGTGTTAATCCTGTAAAATACTTTTTAAATTCTTCCATATCTTTATTAAGGGCGGTTCCACTCTCGCTTTCCCGCCCTTCTTGCAAGTGTTACTCGTAGGTAACTCGGTTATACTATGTCTCCAGTATTTTTTGGTGCATCGTATTTTGGTTTAGCTGCACCTTTCGATACAGTTTGTTGAAGCTGTTGTGCAACTTCATAAATAGATGCATCGTCTTTATTACTGACATCAAGGTTTCTAACTCTTGATGGTTTGTAGACATGCCAGCTTTTACTACCTGCTGTTCTGCCAACAGTTTTTAAATTGTAAACTGCTGCATACGATGCAGGGTTGAAAGAACCTTTGTCATCTGTGAATCTTAGATTCTTAATCAGATTATTAAGTTCTCTAGCTGGAGAAAGATTTGACGATCTCATTGGAATGACCGCTGGTTTTACTTCACCATCTATCATTGCTAGCACATAGAAGTACGCAGTTTTTTCAACATAGTTACCGTTTGGTAATCTATATCTACCGTTCTTTTCTTCTTTTGCTTCAGCAGGAATCTCGATGTGAGTTCCAACAGGAGCTGACGCGCTATCGCCTCGCTCTTGCCATTCAGGGTATCTAGTCTGTGCGTGAGCTATCACCACATCTAGACCTTTATCGCTTTCAATGAGAGATCCAAAACCTGATGAATATATCATCCCTGGTTTTGCACCCGCTACATGTTTAGCGTCTCTCTCATTACATTCCGGAGAAAGTTGATGAAGAATTTTTAAGATCGGTGTTGATACATCATCCGACTTAATCTCTTCAGCTCCTTTACCAGAATCTGCTCTGAGATTTATATTAGCTAGTGCACCTGCACTATTTCTTTTTGCTACTTGACTATCCATATATCCTCCTATTGATTTGTTAGTCTATTGTTTTGGTTTATTTTTAATTTGCGTTTGATTCTTTTCAAACGTGTTAAACAACTCTGGAGGAATTTTTCCACCACGTGAATGAAAGTCCTCCAAAGTTAATCTAAGAGTTCCGGCATGAACTGAAACTTTTTGTTCCGGATCATAACCTTGGCCCTTTGCAAGGGTAGCGTAAGCCATAGCCTTGTTATCTTCAGCTTTGCCAAACCGAACTGTGATTTCATTTTTCACAATATCGCCTAGGCCAGCAGTACGAAGCCAGTCATATGCTTCAGCTTTTTTATCAGCTTTGATTGAAGCAAAAAATTTATTACCGACAGATAGTTCTGATCCGTCTTGTAATTTTAAAGTTTTTAAATTCATTTCATTCATCAAATCAGGAATGATAACACCGCCAATATAATTTTCTCGGTCTTTCAATTCTTTTATTTCGTTTTCTTTGTTGATGATTTCTTGCTGAACAGCTTGTAACTTTTCAATCTCTTCCGAGATTCTTGTTGGGTTGACTTGTGACACCTGCGATGGTGCATCTTGTCTTAAATTAATATCTTTCATAGATACTCCTTTGTTAGTTTATTGTTCTAATAATAATTCGCACTAACAATATAGAGATTTATTTTACGATGTCAATTACTTTTGATGAATATTTATTTCTATCGGATAATAAGTTTTTTCTTGACGGTCCCATTTTAATAATTTGTATTTACCATTAGTTGTGTCTGCCACAATTGAACACACAACACCTATGATTGCAGGATCTCCGGATAATAAAAGATAATCTTCTGACGTGTAGTTCTTTAGAAGCGTTCTAAGTTTTATAATTAAAGGACCTGGAGATAAAATCATTTGTGAAAATTCTGGAAGTATGGTCACGATATCGCCATATTTTTGTGCACCTAAAATATTATATTTGGGCTCACCTTTAGAGGTACCTGGTATTTCCTGAATTAAATAAACTTTAGGTTTATTTTGTTTTGGATGATCTTTAAATTGCATATTGACTTTATCTCTTTCATCCTATATATACATTATTAGAAAGATAAGTAAATGATTAGTTATAAATTTAAATCAAAGCCATATGCGCATCAGCTTAAAGCTTTGGAGCGTTCTTGGGATAAAGAAAACTTTGCCTATTTTATGGAAATGGGTACAGGTAAATCTAAAGTATTGATAGATAATTGCGCTATGCTTTATGATAAAGGCCTTATAAATGGGCTATTATTGATAGCTCCAAAAGGTGTATATAAAAACTGGTATGAGGCAGAAATACCTAAACACCTACCAGACCATATTGAAAAGAAAATAGTGCTGTGGAAAAGCTCTGACAAATCAGGCGAGCAAACAGAAAAATTAAATACTTTGTTTGAAACAGGCACAGACTTTCATGTATTAATTATGAATGTTGAAGCTTTTTCATATGACTTTGGAAAAGAATTTGCACGTAGATTTTTGTCATCACATAAAGCGATGATGGCCATAGATGAATCTACAACGATCAAAACTCCTACAGCCAAAAGAACTAGGAACATTGTAAAACTACGTGAGTATGCAAAATACAGAAGAATCTTAACTGGTTCTCCTGTTACTAATTCGCCTCTAGATTTGTTTGCTCAATGTGCTTTTCTTGATCCTTGGCTCCTTGACCATAGTTCTTATTATACATTTAGAGCCAGATACTCTGTAATGAAAACAATTAATCTGGGCGCACGTTCAGTTAATGTGGTTGTAGGATACCGTAATTTAGGAGAGCTATCAGAAAAGATACAACCATTTTCAGAAAGAGTTTTGAAAGACGATTGTTTAGATTTACCTAAAAAAACTTACATGAAGCGTATGGTAACAATGACTGGACCACAAGAAAAAGTTTATAAAGAAATGAAAAAGTATGCGTTTGCACAATTAGATGGTAAACAAGTTACAACTTCAACGGTGATGGTACAGTTGATGAGACTACACCAAATTACCTGCGGACACTTTACAGCTGATGATGGAACCGTGCAAGAGATACCGTCAAGACGTGTTGATGAATTAATGGACATCCTAGACGAGATAGAGGGTAAAGCTGTTATCTGGTCCCACTATCAAAAAGATGTGCAAAGATTAATTAAAGAAATAAAAAAGAAATATGGTGAGGGATCTGTTGTAGACTATTATGGATTAACTCCTCAAGAAGAAAGGCAAAGTAATATAAAGAAATTTCAAGAGGATGACAAGTGCAGATTTTTTGTAGGGACCACACAAACCGGCGGCTATGGTATCACATTAACTGCTGCAAGTACAATGATTTATTTTTCAAATGGTTATGATTTAGAAAAGAGACAACAATCAGAAGCACGTATTGATCGTATAGGTCAAACAAAACCTATGACTTACATTGACATCATGACAGAAGAAACAATTGATGAAAAGATTGTAAAAGCTTTGCGTAAAAAAATTAATATTGCAACTGAAATTATGGGTGAAGAATTAAAAGAA